AACTTGATTGTTATATGAGTTATTTTGACTGTATTTTATGGTGTCAAGGTCAGGTGGTTCTGGTTCAGTTGACTCTTTCTCTTTAACCTGCTTCTCAGATTGTTCCTTATCAAATTCTTCCAACCACTCATCAAAGTCTGGGTCAAAGAAGTGATTCTGCAGTTGCTCCAATTTCTTCGGGTCATCAGCAATATCTGAAAGTTCATAGAAATCTAGGTCATAGGTATCCAAACTCTGCATAGCAGGGTGGCTCACTGGTAGGTGAAGTAGCTTACTTACTTTCCATAGCCTTCTTGCTATCGGAAGTTGAACTATCTCCAGCATTGGCACTCTGTTCATTTTGTCCTCGAAAAGAACGCATGAACTTGTATGCCTCCATGTACACCTCACGCAAATCACTCACGTCATCAATTTTATCATAGTCCCACCAGTTAGGTGCTTTAACTAATGATACTGTGAGATACGCTATCATATAAGCAATATCATCTGTAAGTGGGTCAACAGACTGAGAAGGTGCACCTTCCAGAAGTCTAGCACGAATAGTACCCAAGCGTAAACGTGCTGCTACCCCCATGTACTTAACAGTAAAAGTTCCTTTTTTCTTTTCACCTTCAACACTTACTTCCTTCTCAAAGGTGTAGGTCTTGCTCTCACTGTCTACGATACCAGCAAGTACTTCCATTTGGTTTTCCGTCAGTTTTTTAGCCATTTTAATCTCTCCTTATAGATGTTAGTTAATGGGTTTATCCTATAAACAATAATATAAGCCCTTAATGGTTAATCCACTAAGGGCTTATTATAGACTATGTAAATTTTACAGGCTGTTTACCTGACTCACAGTGTTGGTAATCTGCTGAACAGTAGTTCCTGCCTGAGCATTAGCCACAGAAGTAGTAGCGTCACCTCTGTCACAAGACAAATACTGGAAGGAAGCATTCTCACCTGAGATAGCACCAACACGGAAGTTCTCAGAGTAGTCAACGCAGGTACAGCCACGATATACACGGACTGTCTGACCATTGTTCTTGTCAATGACTTCGATGTCAATGATATCAGTGTTAAGAATTTCCTCACCCAAAGCTGCCATACCAACTTTAGCAAGGTCAGCCTTCTTAATCAAGAATCGTTCCAAGGACACAGTACCCTCATATCTATTGTTGATATGCTCCTGTGGCATGATAGAGCCAATCTCATACACACCCTCAGTACCAAATGACCTACGACCATCCAGGCTTTGGGCACGTCCTACAACCTGACCTTTAACTTTAAGCAACACTGTATTGCCGCTGTGTACTGTCTGATTTGCTTGTGTAGCCATTTATCTCACTCCTTTACTCTGCTGTCAGTGTTTCAGAATAGTAGTGTGCTGTAATAAGCGTAAAGTTGTTAGGCTCAGCAGCAGCTACTCCATAATCCACTGTAGTGATTGTGCCAGTTTTGGATACATATACATCCTTGTAAGCAATAATGTAACCATTACGCTGACGTTCCTGAAGGATGGAAATAACACGGTTCTTGGCAGAAGTAAGGTCAGTCAAGGAAGTACGCTTACCAGTCAGCAAGCTATCCAGACCACGTCTGATTTCCTTATTGATAGAGTCAGCCAGCTGACCAGTTGCTCTCTCAACGTGTACCACATCCTGATTGACAAGGTCTGTAGTGAGGTCTTGTACAAGACGTGCATGGGACTGAGATACACCAGCCTGACCAATCACAAACTCGAATGCCAGAACACCAGACTGAAGAAGTGCTGTGATTTCATTAGCTTCAAGCTGATACTCTGGAGCACTCATACGATATATATCATGAGTAGCTGGCTCACCATCAGGAAGGAATGCAGCACGACCAGCATGCTGAGCAGCCAAGATGTAAGGAGGATACAATTCCAACTCATTGTTGCTATTTACGTCATAGAAACCACCGTGTACAACCTGCATGCGAGCATGATTGAGGTCACGTGCACGCTGTATTGATTCATTGATAGTTTCATTGACGTTACCGCCAACAACACCACGTCTTTCCTTGCCCATGGTACCAGACATAGCCATAACATGTTCCATGAGCTCAGCATGTATGGAAATATCTCCGATAAGCGGAACAATGTACTGAATGTCGTAGTTGCTCAACATATCAAAAAATTTAATCCAACTTGCTGGGCTAGAACCTTCACTGCCACCAGTAAGGAACAGGTAAGCACCATTCGTATTAGGAATAGTCTTATTACCAATTTCCTTGTTGTAAGACTTAACCTCAATCAAACGAGAATTGAGAGCCAGAGTACTAGCAGTATCTGCGAATGTAGCCGTAATGGTGGCTGTAGGAACAAGCTGAGTTGACTTGATGTTCTTTTTAGTGATGATATCCAGCTCATTTACCTTCAAACGCATATTGTAGCGTGTAGCAGCAATTACTTTGTAGTTCTCATAGGACTGAAGGTCAGAAATAAGAACACGCAAGTTCTTGTACTTAATTGGGTCAAGGGCAATATGGATGTCTTCTACAGCAGAAGCCTCATCGTCACCAATCTTGGTCTGGAGGTACATCGCACCGTTGCTATCTTTATACACATTGACCTCAGCATAAGCCTTATCACCTGTGTAGCCAATAGAGAACATGCGACCAACATTGTCCCAGTGTTCATATACATCATTGGTCTGGTCATAGATGGTGAGGTTCTTTGTACCCTCTATGGTGCCATTGGAAATTTTAACCTGGTGAGCTGTATCCTTGCCCCAGTCCTTAGACTGGAATACAATCTGCTTCTCAGTAGGGGCAACTACACCTTCTGGGTCAATCTCAAGGAAAGACTTGGTAGCAGCATTAGAACGGATAACCGCAATAATGTTAGCACCACCAATAGGCACGCCCTCTTTACTACCAGAAACAGGATTCCATGCTTTTTCACAAGCCTTCAGAAGTTCACCAGACTTCAAAATCTTTCTAGCTACAGTAGGTTCACTAAAGAATTGAACTACCTGTGGCTCACCACCTGTGCACTCACCAATAATAGCAATAGTCTTAGCACCATCACCATCACTCTTTACCTGCAGGTTGCTGACGTCAATTGCTGAGTAAGCACCAGGTATGGTAAGCACATCACCGTTAAAATAGACTGTGTTTGCCATCTTTATTCCTCCTTACTTTAACTGTCTATTTGTGTAATTCTTAAATAGTGTTTCCCATTCATCATCAAAATGATGGAGTTCACCCTTCAGCCATACCTTAAATCCAGCTTTCATTTCAGGTCTGAGTCTGTGGGTAATGGCAAACTCATCAAGGGAAGTACGTTTTCTGGACTTTACAAAAGGTTCAGTTTTAATTGTAGACGATGCATTAACAGCATCGGTATTTGATTCTGCTTTTTTAGCCATCACTATTCCTCCTTACTGGATACAGGGTTCACTATAATAATATCTTTGTATGAGTTTTCATTGTGTTTCATGCTTGCTAATGGGATATACTGACCAAGATTGTCATCCCATACACATGGTTTATAGTAATCATAATCTCCTTTGAGGTATTCATGTACTAAATAGAGAATATCTGGAACACCCTGCTCTGGTAACATTGAGATAACAGGGTATCCTTTCACTCCTGCTCTACCAGTAAAAGTATAAGTGCTTTGTGCTATTGATACCTCTCCAGTACCTATGGTTTCAACGAATTGGTTGATAATCCATGTGTACTTAGCAGGTATGATAACACTTCCTGTTTCTTTCTGTATAACGCTACCATCTTCAGACCTATCATACAAATCTGGATGAGCAACTACATCTAGGAATCTAGCTATACTGTTAACATCTTCATGATACAAAGCATCATATGTTAAAGCCAAGGATACTGACCTACGATACACAAAGATAGGCATATAATCTGGTACTGGCTCTAAGTCAGTTCCATCTAGCCTGATGTTATTCCAGCCTAAAGCCAACATTTCCTTTCTACTGCTCCAGAGACACCATTTTAGTATCACATACATATAAGCAGTTAGGTCACCATTGTCACTCCAGCACTCTATACGGTAGTTGGCATTCATCATTGTAGAAGCCACAAAATCATCTAAGTATTCTTGAGCAATGTCTTCTGGTTCTTCTCCCATGCCTAAAGTTGGTCCATATGTAAGTACGTTGTCTCCTAACCCACTTGGCTGCTCTTGCTCTGGTGCTAGGGTTATTACATAAGCTGGAAGTGATGACTGGTCTCTAGGATAGCCTATTACTACACGTATCTTCTGTGTGGTAATAAACTGTGTTAACTTAGACAATGATTCCCTCTGACCAGTCTGGAATATCATACCAATCATACTAGGATTAGCTTTTAGGTATCTTAACTTAGTTACCATGAATTTCTGTAAAAAATCATCTATTAAAGGAATCATTTTTCACCCTCCTATATTCCGTTAAGGTTATTGGTTAGTATGTCTACAAAAGTTCTTTCTGCGAATGGCATAAGTTTTTCTGCTTCTTTTACACCTTGGTAGCCTGGGTGCCACCAGCTCATTGGGTCACTTCTGTCGCTCACTCTTCTGAAGGTCATATACTGGCTCTGTGTAGCTTTCTGATAACTTTTGACTATTCTGGTGAGACCATCATAGGTTTTATTCTTCCTCTGGTATCCAGTCCAGCTCTTATCTCCTGCACCTGGGTATGATAATCTTCCATTATTTTGGAGTTTTTTAGCAGCAGCGTATACATTCTTAGGCATTGGAGCACCATACATAAAGCTGCCTGGTGTAGAGTGCCTAAATGGTACAGTAATATACCAGCCACCATTTTTCTTTTGCTTAACTCTACTAGATTTTCCCAAGCCTACCTTTATGTCAAATGGACCAAATCCTGTTTCTAACATATTAGGGAATTTTCCCTTCAGTTGTACAGCACCAGCAAATCCATCTGAGCCTAAAGGATAAACTACAGAATCAAATCCAAGTCCTTGTAAGTATAAAGGTCTTGAGCTCATCAGCTTTCTCTGGATGTCCGTTTGCCATCTATCCCTGATTATAGCAAGACTCGTTTGTATAGATGATTGAATGGCTGCCGTAATCTGTGGTGATAACTGGTCATTGACCTTTAAGTCACTAACATCTACAGTAATAGAAAAGCTCATATTATCACCACCTTAGATTACAGTACCTTCTCCGTCACTTATAGGTTCATTCTGTTCAGTCGTTTCTGTATTAGGCTCTACATTATCAACAATTTCTTCTCTAGGTTCATCAGGGAATGGCTCTGGAGTCTTTACTTTGTACATAAAATCCTCCCTAACTATTTTGTATTGCTTAGGTAACTCCCTAAATGTTTCCTTTGGAGAATTCCTATCTGATATGGTTGCCCTTATTTCGTGCAGAAGGTCATCCACTAAATAGCTTGGAGTAGTGTAGTATAACAAACTCATATTGGTTCCATCGTACTTCTTAGCTAATTCTACATCCTTCCATTTCAAGTGGAATTTATCTTCTGTTACCTCAAAGTCAATGTGTTCCTCATACTCATTTTCTCCATCAGCCATGAATATAACTGACTTTATATCACGATAAGTCTTTGGGCTGACTCCTAATCCATCTTCATCATAATTCCAGTGAATTACCTCAGAAAATGTACACTTAAAGTCTGGGAATATCAACCTATCATGAAAACCCATAATGATATCTGCCTTGGGTGTGATGTATGCTGTGCCTGGTTCTCTCAGCATTAATGTGTCCAACCTGTAATCTGACATAATGCTGGTGACTGCCACACGAATGGGTTTTCCATCCATGTATCTGTATCCGCTGCCGCCACATATTGGGCAGGTGAAATCTGGTTGACCACTGTCTCTGGAAACACACTTACATACGCAAGCACGTTCCCAGATGGCATCTATTCCTCTATCATTTATGAGTTTCTCATATAACTCTTCATATAGGTTCACACGTGCCATGGGTTAATCACCTTCTTCATCTGTAATGCCATATAACCTCTTATACATAGCTTGCCTTAGTTTTTCTTTAGATTCTTCTGTATGGGGATGAGAATTGCCCATGTTTATTTCTGATAGTTGCTTACTGCGTTTTTCTTGGTAATCTGGCATTGATACATCTAACACTTCTTTGATATTGGATTTCATATGGTAATCAGGGTAACTAGAAAAAATATATCCATGATAAGTGTAAGTAGTATCATTTGACCTGTCATTCTTATTGCATACACCAGAAATTTTAGGAGGAGTAAATCCATCTATAGATACTTGACTTCTTGATTCATACACAAACAATAGGTTCATCTGTAAATCAAATTTGTACACTTTTTTGGCTCTAGGGGATTTTCCATACAGGTTCTTTTCTCTCAAGTTATCTTTTTGTTCTTGTGTTAAATGAGTACCAAAAAGAGGATGGCTGCTGCCAGTCATTTTACCTTTTCTATTCTTAGAAATTCTTTGTCTGGTTTCTTCTGATAAAGTTGTACCAAGATGCATTTCTCTTAGTTTTTGCTTAAATTCTTCAGACATCTTTTTACCAGTGTTACCTAAACTAATTTTATGTCTAGTTTCTTCTGATAAATGTTTACCTAACATGGCTTGTCTTAATTTTTCTCTGGATTCCTCTGTGTGTGATTTACCTCCAAAATTTGGGTTATCTTTTCCTAAGCACTTACCTTTACGAGATACCTTCATTTTCTGAAGGCTTTCTCCAGTCAATCTACCACCATCACCACCTGGCAAAATGTTGTAATAAGCCCTCTGTGATAATGGCTTGTCTACGTCAGATAGACACTCTAAAAATTCAATCCAATGTCTTTCTTGCTCATTTAGTTCCTCTTTGGTTTTAGCCCAACTAATAGGTTTACACTCAAAGTCATTAGGTCTTTTTCGATATGCTCTAGTCAATAAAGTACCACTACCAAAATAGTGTTTATCAAAAAATGGTAATTCCTTTTTGCCTACGTACATCCTATGATGTTTAACATCAGTAGTTAAATAGATGTATCCATAATTGCCTTTAAATTCCTCCCAAGATTCTTCAATAAATATTGGTGTTCTCTTCATGTATACCCCTCCTTAGAGTTTAATACTCTAAAATAAGGGTTCAAGAGTAATTGATTGGTAAATACTAAAAACTATTACACAACCACCATCCTTATCCCACCGAATTTTTGCCGTAATACAGGAAGTATGCGTTCGTCAAGGTCTTTAGCGTATTCCTGTACACGAGCACTGGCACCTCCAAACATCGCAGATTGTGTCGTCATGTACTTCTTGTGTAAATTGAGTTTTTTATCTCAATACTAGAGGTTTCCCCCATACATGTTTCTCTGCAAAAACATGATACAGTTGGTCAATTCCAACTTAGATGAGCATACCTTTTTATTACAGTATTCTGCATACTGTCCTGACCAATAGTGAGGTCTCTTGGGTAGATTATATTCTGTAGTATCTCAACTACAGTTTCACTACCTATGCGTTGCGGTTGACTGAGATTTTACCTTCAGCCTTCACTCTCTGATTAGGATAGCCAAACCCTTCCAGCTTATTCCCTCACTTTATTACTACAGTCTACTTGTCAGGTTCACTGTAGTCGGCACTCTGCTATTCCTAGGCTACATAACGGTTATAGCAGCACTTTTTACCGATGCTTTGTGACAATCCATCAATACTTACACTTTGTGATGCAATTCCTGCACCAATAATGAGGTCGCCCCACACGTTTAAAATACCCATTGATGCTCTCTTGAACACTGCTTCCTGTATAAGATTAAATGGCATGTTCTTGTCTTTATCATCAATACCAGCCACATACTCTACTTCCCAGAGCATTGGTGCATAATCCCATTGACTCTGGAATCCGAAAAGCAGCCCAGTCTGTCCTATGATAAGGCTGTTAGCAGAACCAGCAGACGGAAACAGTGTAATCTGACCTGTCAGCTTGTCCAACTGTATCCAGTCCAAAGGTATGTCAATAGAAGGTCTATTGCCATAAGTAAGGTTCAACCTCTTAACCTCCTTAACAGGATTATGGTCAAGCTGGATAAAGCCCCAATTCTGATAGTCATTTCTGATGTAATCATGTTTCTCTGTAAACTCAGTCTCAGATATAACTATGTCCAGAAGATTCTGTAAGTAATCCACTGAGGCGTTGAGATAATGTATAAACAAACTCTCTGGAAGTGGATTGCCATTAGAGTCAGACAAGTCTATACCGAACAAGTATTTATCCTTGATTGCTTGTACACTAACAGAATCCCAGATGATGTCGTCCAGATTATTGCCTACCTTCATTCCTACAGCAGCAAAATCCAGTTTATAGTGGTAGTGAACTCCTTCATAGTCTACGATTATAGTTGCCTTGTTCTCATGGTTAGATGCGTTACCAGCATTAAAGTAGAAGGTCTTATATGTTACACCGTCTACCTCTTGTTCGCTATCTGGTTCAGTGGCTTCCATAGACAAGGTTTGTTCATCTGTCAAGTCACCCCAAGATATATACACCTTAGAATTGTCTATAAGCCTAGAGTCAATGCCAATTCCTATCCAAAAACCTTTAACCCCATTACCAGCAGTGTGCTGAATAAGGTCTGTAGTAATCAGAGAAACATTTATATCCCTGTCAACTACTGTACTAGACAGAGTATACATAGAGTATAAGATGTCTCCATGAACTTCTCCTGCTACATCATGAAGATTAGCAGGAACAGGTTTAAGCAGGAATGGTTCTTCCTCTGGAGTAATAGGTGTTACTGTTGTGCCTAAAGGCTTCATATTACTCTACCTCCTTTTACAAAATAACCTCCCATACTAAGATAATATGGGAGGTTATCATACATTATTCAGATTGTTATGCCATCAGAATAGCTATGATTTCGTCCTTTTTGCTGGCGCCACCAATGTCAATTCCGTTGTCCTTGGCAATCTTGCGGAGTTGAGCTACATTTTTGGTATTGAGTTCTTTCTCATCAAATTTAGCCTCAACCTTTTCCTCTTGCTGTGGTGCTGGCTGCTCTATTTCGCTCTCCTGAGTGTTAGAATCCTCCTGCTTGACTTCCTCTTCAGGTGTAGGCTTTTCCTCTGGTTTAGGAGCATTCTGAGCACCTTCGTACTGGAATCCAGGCAGTGACACCAGCTTTTCAGCAGCATCATCAGGTATATCAGCCTTGCCTTCTACAAAGTTAAAAACTCCAAAAGAAGTAGCTATCTTTCCATTCTTAATTGTTGTACCAAGTACTGTTGCCATGATTTTATCCTCCTTCATCAAAATAAACAAGGGTACAAGGATATGGCATCCCTGTACCCTTGTTTTGGTTTGTGAGTATAGGTTTGTAGGTGTTAAACCTTAGTTGTTGTAAAGAGCAGTGCTAGATGTACGGTCACTAGAAGCCTTGATATTGATAAACTTCATCCACTTCTTAGGAGCATACAGCTGAGGCACACCATACAGGAGAATCATCCAACGGTATGCTGGACCAAGCAGAGCCAAATCCATCTTCATGATAGGAGCAAGCTGCTTGAAGGCAATAACCTCTGGAGTGAACTCACCCATGAAAGCAGTGTAAGTATTCGCGAGAATCTCACACTTATCAACAAACTGAGTTGTGCCGCTGGCGTTGATAGAAGTAGCAGGAATCTTAGCTACGCAGAACTTCTTCGTGCCGTCCTTCTCAGAACGATAGATGCAGAAGTAATCTGGAGCCACAACCATGGAAGCAGAGTTAGTAATAACCAGCTTCACGCCCTTCTTAACATCGCTAGCAGTAACAACTGCGGAAGCATCACCAGCAACAGGTACAGACTCACCAAAACGATTGCAAGCTGTTACGCTGTACACGTATGTGCCTGCCTTAAAGTTAGCATCCACTTCCTCAGTGTTAATTGTAACAGTAAGAGAAGCAGGAGCAGTTGGAGCCTTGGTACCACCAGAACCAGTGTTGCTAAGTGGCTTTGTCTTCTGCAGGAAGAGGTCTGGCTGGAATTCAACTGCACCACCGTGAGTCTGGAATTTATTGATAACCAGACCAGCCTGATAGCCAGCACCCTGAGTAGGCATGATAACACGCTCTTTCGGGAAGAAGGTATTGCTAAATGTAGCAAGTACCTCATATGGCAGATACAGGTCAGAAGGAGTACCAAAATTCTCCAGAATAATCTGAGCACCATAGTTGATGTCGGTGTCCTTCAGGTCTTCACCCTTACAGTCATACACATTTTCGCCATCGATGAGCTTGTTCAGACCATCAAACTGAACACCCTCCTTGCCAGGCTGAGCAAGAGTGCTATCACCCCAGAACAGAGCATGCTCCAGTTGCTTCATAATCCACAGGATACCATTCTGATTCTCACGGGCGATAACGTCACCATGAGCAGAACGCACCAGAGTCATCGGATGAGTGACTTCCCTGGTGGTACCAAGGAATTTCACGAAAGAAGCCTGACGCTTGTACTCGCTATCATCAGTCTCAGGCAGCACGCCTTCAGGCAGGAAACCACTGAACTGATTGCCATAGCTGAGCAGCTGGTTGTATTCCTCAACTGTGCTGTAAGCTGGAGTCTTAGCAATCTTCTTCCAGAATTTTACATGTTGGTCACTGAAAGTAAGCACCTTCAAGCTATTCTCCAGAGACTCAACTTGGAGTGCTGCACCATTCACCTGGCCAGCCACACCATTCGCTTGGGCATATGCCCCTGTGTTCAGAGCCTTATTCAGTTCAGCAACATCACTTGCATTAGCAGTACCGAAGCCCTGACCAAAATCCACATAATCATTCATTGAAACAGACATTTTCTATTCCTCCTTATACAATTTCTGAAATAAACATGTTTTTGTTCCTATGTACTAGGGTTATTGGTGGGCTTACTTACACTTGCTCATAACAAGTGGCTGCAATTCTACTCTCAAAGGAGCACCTGACTCATAGGAGATAATATCTTGAGCTGTGACTAACTGATTGCCGCTGTACAGCTCATTATTCAGTACACTAAGTACCTGAGACTTGGAAAGGCTTTCAAATCCACCAACAGCACCAGAGCCATTGAGCGACTTATTGAAATCCTTATCATGTACATTAATGCTAGCCATAGACTTACGCTGATGAGCTGGCTCAGTGGAAATAGTATCAATAGCATCCAAGACCTTATCAAAGCCCATGCTAATGGACTTCTCCAGCTTATTCACCCTACGCTTCAAAGCCTCATTCTCAGCTGAAAGTGACTTATTGCTCAGGAGGACAGCCTGCATGGACTTAGCCATCACTGACGCTGCCTTTTCTTGGTCTTTGCTAGAAGAATGCATGCTGTATTCAATCTCACTAAGAGATTTAACCAATATATCCACCATGGCTGCTTGGAATTCACTGCTCTGAAGTGCCTTATTGATATTTTCATTGGCTGTGAAGTCATCCTTAACGGACTTTTCAACATCTTCTTTTGTAGTGTCTTCCTCATCTTCTCCCTCTTCAGCATTGTCATTGCCTTCAGAGTTCTCTTCATCTTCTTTATTTTCTTCGGTCTTTTCCTCAATGGGTTCATCCTCTGCTTCCTCAGATTCCTCTGACTTAGTCAGTTTGGTAGGGTTATCCCCACACTTTTCAATGTCAGTGTCTTCTGAGTCCTTATCTTTCTCATCATCCTTGGCTGGAGCAGCATCAGCAATATCTTCTGGTGCAGGCTCATTGTCCTTGTCTTTTTCCTCATCCGCCTCAGCATCAGCAGACTTTTTCAACAGCTCATCTGCGGCGGCATCCAGGTCTGCCAAACTCTTTGAAAGTTTGTCATTAAGCATGTTACCTTCCTCCTTTTACTTGGATAATGTTTCTGCTAACTCCCTAGAAGCCTCATATGACAACCCCTTGGTGAGCTGTAGATACAGTATGAATTCGCTTTTTGTAATATCTTGTTTGTTTAGAAGTTTTTTCCTAAGTTCAGACATATAGTTTTTTGCTTCTTCATCATCACCAATAGCATATGACAAAGTCTTAAATGCAGATTCCAGTGATTCTGGTACGATAGCTGAACCACTTGCATCACTGTGACCTGCTTCCAAAGCCTTCTCTATGTCATCCTTATCGGTGGTAAATGACTTAACTAATGCATCCCAAGTACACGATGTATTAACAGGGTTTGGGGTTATAGCCACATTGTATATTTTGGCTTTTACAATCTTACCAAGGGCATTTCGTTGTAATACTTTGCCTTCCACAGAGAATCCAAGTTTCCGATTAGCCCCAGACTTCTGTAGTGCAAGTGCTGTTTCCCACATATTCTTAGCAATTTCTACTCCTTTAAGGAGTGTACCCTCAACATAGAATCCATGAGAATCAATCTTACACTTATTCTTATCTGGATAACCAAGAATTTGGTCATTGTGGTGGTCAAAATTGAACCAGCCATAGTTCACAAAATCGTCATAATCCAAACCTTTTTGGACTATTTCGTCACCTTGACGGTCTTCAGAAGATGTACTAGCATATCCTCCTATACGCCACTCATCAGAATTAGCATCAGTGGATTTAAGCACATCAAAGGGCAAGCAAAAACTAAACACATCAGAGTCTTTCAATTTCTTCACCCCCTTTTGCTTGTACTAATAGAATAATATAGGTGACTGTACAAATCTTAATCATCTATGGTTATTATAAGTTTAGACATTGATTTTTCGGTATTTTCCTCAGAATCCTCTTCATAACCTTCTTCTGAGGGTTGCTCTTCACTGTACTCTTCAGGCTCAGAATACCCCTCAGTATCTTCTTCATCAGAGTATTCATCACCTTCGTCACCTTCACCAGCCATCATTTCCTGCTGTTGAGCAGCCATCTGGGTCTGCTGGTGATAGTTAATCCAGCTAGCATCCAGAATTACGTCACCGTCATCTATGGGCTTTTCTCCGTGTTCCTTACGTATCTCATTTACAGTTTTCCAAACTTTAGACTGCTTTGTCTCTAACTCAGCTTTTTCCTCTTCAGACTTCTCATCCAATCCTGTAAATGAGAATACGTATTCAGCAGAAAATCTGGAAATAACAAACTTGTTAATGATGGTTTCTACAAATCTTAACAGAGGTTTCAAGCCTTTATCCTTAGAATTCTTCAGCTTTTGTTCCTGAGAGGATTCAAATACACTGCTCTGTCCAGCAGCACCGCCATTATTAGCAAAGTTAATTTCAGCTGGGTCTATAGCGTATACAGCACACACAATGTTAATCAGGTAATTCATCCACTGATTAAATTCCATGTCTCTATTAGATTGAGACACATTTATGTACTCTATACCCTGTGGTACCTGAAGTACTGGAGTTTTCCAAGCGCCAGCCATACCATTTACTTGTGCTCTCCACTGTCTCTTAAATGAGTCAAGTTGCTCCTTATTCCCTATACCGTTAGGGTCAGACTTTATATTGATAATACCCTTCGTAGTGCCACCCTGAGAGAAGAATTTACTGTTGTATTCTTCAGCATACAGGTGTGATGTGATTTGCTGTATAAGCTGTTCCAATTCACTGAAGCCATATGGCTGAAGGTTTATATTGGAACGTGGGTTACGTACCCCAAATGCCATTTCATTAGCGGTAAACCAGCTTACTACAGTACCATCTATAACCTGTACCCAAGACACCTTCTCATTCTTCTTAGGAGGATTTTTGGACCATATGGTATTGTCCTGATAGTCCTCACTAGCAGCCCTTATAGTAGAAGCATCCACAGCCAGTATTTGAGCTGGCTTACCCTTCCTATCTGGTACTACCTCAAAGCATGCCTGGTCATAAGTAAGGCTGTCTCGAACAATCTTACGTATGAATGTATCAAAGTCATCAGTATCATTGTCGTTCTTATAACCACAGTTCTCTAGGAACATTTCTAATGACTTAATGACTTCTTGCTGCTCTTTAGTAGGTACTGCCTGTGGGTCTCTGAGACGCACCTCAAAGCCTATACCATCAGTAGAAAACCTCTTAGGCTTGGTAAAAGTTGATACCTGATTAACACGTGTATTGATGACTGCTGCAATAACACTGTTCTTTACGCTCATCTGATACAATATGTTGTAAGAAAGACTTGATGGCTTATCCTTATAATTCATAGCTGACGCCAGTCTTATTGGATTTTCGTAATATGCCTTCAAATCTTCAGCTGGTATACCTTTCACCAAATCTATAGTATTAGTGGAAGAATAACTGTTAGATTTTATAATCTTGGTATTGGGAGCAGAATTAGATACGGGTGCTCCAACTAACTTTACTTTTACAGCCATTATCCACCCTCCTTTCCTTTACATATGTAATATTGTTACTTGCGTGGTTTATAAATAAGGTTTCCATGTGAGTCAAACTCTGTATCAGGTGGTTTTACATTCAGAGTGCACATACAATTTGGATGAAGTGTGCCAAGAGTAGGCTTCCAGTCTGCCTGTTTCTTGCCATAGTTGTTACCATTAGCCATGAGTTCTGAGATTTTGAATACCCTAGGAGTCACACCGTCACTTTCTAAATACAGCTGCTTACACTTTGGGCAGGCTGTGGGGGCGGGCTTTTTATATACAAGAGTTTCAGCCCCTTGTGAAGACAAAGGACTTTTATTATCCAAAATAGCTTCAGCTTCACCTTGTAATTTAGCGTCAAATAACTCTGTATGTGCTACTCTGTGCCAATCCCTAGCCATATCACCAGTCTTTTCCCTAAGCATTTGAATGACTTTATACCTTGGAGTGTCATTCTCTATAGCAGCAGGTATTACTTCCTTAATAGCTTGCCACATCTGTAAATCAGACTGTAAGGCAGCATTCATTACTGTAGATGTAATACGTTGACCAATTGAGTCTATGTTAGTCTGTGCTTTGAGCTTTATCTGCTCTACAGATTGCTGCTGTGCTGGTGTAAGCTGAATCTTTCTCATGAGATTTTGTACTTCTGAAGCACTCATAGTAGACAGGTCTTTACCCTGTAATATGCTCAGTTTTCCATATTTGTATGCAGTTGTCACTAAAGACGTCAGTTCCTTGGGCAGTCCTAACTTTCTAATTAAAGCAGGGGAAGGCTTACCTTCCCCTACCATAATCTGCCCCAAGACTTCCATGTGATTACTGATTATGTCTTTTATCTGACGTATCTGTGCTGCTGTAAGTCTTGTTGCCATATTCTATTATCCCTTCTGGATGACACCAGCATCAATCATTTCGGATACTCGCATCATTTCCTTCTGTCTATCTTTATGCTCAATGTACATGACCAGTTCTGAGCTTATATCTACTGGTTCTTCCCATACGCACTCATGAGCAGTTCCCTGACCCATACCACCAAAGTAAGGACAATTCATACAGTCTGCCTCATCTGGCTCTTTTATAGTATGAAGTTTCTTACAGAAAACCTCTCTGTCAGACTCAGGATAGTCCTCTATGGACTGATTGATTTCGTGCCCAATAAAGTTAATGTGCCTGATAAGTTTCTTCATCATTGTTAACTACCTCCTATTTCATCCCTTTAAGAGTTCCATATTTATCATAAGTGTTTCCACTGACGTTATCTTTGTATTCTCCAGTAATTGAGTCTCTGGTAACATTCTTACCAATTACCCTACTAGAAATATCTACAAAGTGATGTGGGAATACCAGCTCATTACGCTTTACAGCCATTTCCCAGTCATTCAATGAACCAGCATCCTGCTCCAGAGAAGTAATTGATGGGTCTGAGCTATTACCATAGAATCCATTACCTCTTGACTTATAGTTATCACCTCTCATAACTGTAAGACACATCATAATTCCGTCTGCGTCACCAGGACTTGTGTGAATCTGACGATTAGCATATGAAGAATTACCAATATAAACTGAGGACTTGCCACCCTTATTAGCTACATAGACACCATTTCCAAGCATCTTACCAGCCTTAGTGTAGCTGCCTCCCATAAAGAATTCTCCTTCACGCCCTATGATGTTAGGAGCACACCCATATGAAGTGCCATGGAATACTTCCAGTGGAGTATAGGTCTTAGAGTCAGTAGAAGCACCTTTCAGTCTTTCCTGCTCTTTATTGAACCTATCTTCAAAGACACTATTCCTTACAGCGAAAAATCTGGAGTTGAACAAAGCCCTCTGGTCACCATGAGGTGCGTTTGGACCAGAGTGCACTCTGCCACTCATTACTGTTCCACCAGGTGTCTTCTCTCCTGCCTTATAATCCCAACGCTTCAGGAAGTCTTTTCTCATATCCAAAGATGTAGCATCATCTTCTGTGCCTATACTACACTTAGCTTTACTCAGCAATTCCTCTCTGGCTTTTCTAAGGTCAGACTTAGTTGTGTTGCTAGTAGCAGTTTTCTTAGGCTTGTTAAACCTTGGTTGTACATTAGTAGAGAAATCAAACGGAACATAATCAAAGTTTTTGTTAAGTTTTTGTTCAAGATTAGAGGATTCAGCCATCTTAGGAATATGCTTTGCTACCTGAAGATAAATCATTTGAGCTATATCCTTAGATGGAGTTTCATTACTCTCCTTATCGTAGTCAGCCTTCCACATGGTATCCTTATCTGCTTGGTTAGCAACAGCAGAAGAATCAACTGGAATATTCTGACTTTGTGTCTGATTAGTATAGTAGTTACGTAAGTCATCAAGATACTTGTTAGTATAGTAGTTACGTAAGTCATCAAGATACTTGGTTGTAACAACTGGTGCCTCATCAAGCTGGCTCTGAATTTTATCAGAAAGTTCCTTTATGGAATACGTAGAAGCAGTACTCCCAGTATAGTTACCATACTGCTTTATACGCATTTTAGCATCATCTTTCATAGCCATACCACTATAATAATCATAATTACCTTGATATTCTGTTCCCCTTTTATTCAAGGGACTAGCAGTATTACTTCTAGCTGAAACTGCCATTTTGTGGTGCATATCAACCATATTACTTGTTAAAATAAGGTTACTCCAAATTGAGTCATAGTCCTTGTTATCTGTAGGTTGTATTACGCCATTATTATTGCTAAAGCCATACAGTTTCTCTAAATTAGAGTTAATCTTTTCATATGTAACTTTATCCATCTGAGATAATTGCTTTACCTGCTCCAACCAAGCATACTCTTTTGTCCCATTACCAGATTTATTTTCTATACCGTTTTCCTTGCAGTATCTGCAATAAGCATATGAAGCTGCTGCGTAATTCCATCTTTTAGCTTCATCTGGTAACAAATTAGCTATATTTAGAGTAGCAAGAGTGGAGGTAGAACCTGAACTTCTATCAACTACCTTAAAGTTATCAAGATAGCCTGAACCCCATTTGTAACCCAAGGTATCAGCAATAACCTGTTGTGAATAACCAGCTTTTTCTAATTCAGAAATAACTGTGTTATACTGTAATTCTATGATTTCTACAGCTTTTTTTGCATCAGCTGGAGAAAAATTATTTAACCTTAAACTACTATCAAATCTTGAAGACCAGTATGTAGGTTGAGCTGTATCATCCCAATCATTTTTCTGAACATATGAAAGCAAATTAGGATTATATCCAGCCAATTTCATAGTCTCATCATACGTAGTTATCATTTCCTGAACTGTAGAACTCAAACCTGGATTAGATTTTTGCACTCTTCTGAGGTATCTAACAAAACCTTCTTTTTCTATATTGTACTTTTTCCTGTATTCAGCTGGGTCTAAACCAGTATATCCAAGATTAGTTGGGTAGAGGTTAATGGTAGTACCCCAAGAGTCAGTAGTTTTGTAATCATCGGTTGTATAGTCAGAATAAGTATCATTCAAGCTGTTGATAATATCAAATGGCTTTTCTGATGATTTACCAAAATGCAGCATTTTATTGTGGTCTTTAAATACCATGTATTGTCTAGGAGAAAGCATTTTACCCATAGTAAATCCAGAAAAAGAGATACTAATATTATGTGAAGCCATATCTTTTTTATACCCAGCCAACTTCATAGTATCTACTGCTCTCTCACCCCAATCACATGGAGTCTTAGCATAAGTATTTATAGAAGAAGCACTAGAACCAGTATCTTTTGCCCATTTATCCTTAACAGATTTAGGAGCACCACCACCTACCCATAACTTAAATGAAGGAAGGAATTTCTCAAGAATAAACGACTTAGCTACATCATCTTCTGGAACCATACCCATCTTAGTACAATCAGTAATCTCAGCTACACTTGTCATGTTATTTATGTGTTTAATCAAATTCTTAGTACGCTCTGTAGCATTAGCAGGCACAGGCAGTTCATCTGGGTCTATTTTAGGAGCAGCAGGTGCAGGCTGTTTCTTAGTAGGAGTCTTAGATATTGGACCAGGAGACACTGTCCCATTTATAGCATCAAAGCATTCCCTAACAGCCATACCAAGTCTCATAAGATTAATAGCATTATGAGCATGCTCATTCCAAGTAATACCATTAGCCTTCGCCCAAGATATCACTCCATCTTTACCAAGAATTTCACGAATCTTAGAGAATTTTTCTTTACCATTAGCACAAGCATTAATCTCTGCTTGCTGCTGAGGCGTAAAAGAAGACATCATGGTTGCCGTATTCACCGTAGAAGGTGTCTTATTCTGAGCAATTTGCGTTGTTACGTTGGTTGCCTGAGAAGTAACCTGAGTCTGACCACCTACCAACCCAGAAATTGAACCTGCGGTGGTCTTAAAAGAAGGATTAGCATTCAGGAATTTATTAAGAGCACTCTTAGCCCACATCCAGTTTATACTAGGATTGCTATTTACCTTCCATGTAAATCCAAGGTCTTTCAAGTAATCCATTGCTTTAGTTCTATCAGTGTTCTCCAAAGCAGCAAAATACTTCATATCCAAAATACCAGCAGATGGCTTAGTGAGGCTACTAAGAGAAGGAATGACATTATGCTTGTTCTGAAGAACCACATCTGATGACTTAACCTGACCTGGCAGCACCCATATGTCTTGCATAAAGGTCTTACCCTTACGTGTTACTGGTCTACGCACCTTTACCAGCTTAGAATAATCTCTCTGTGCTTTTTCCAGATTGGAGCTACCACCCATTAGGTCTAACTTAGCCTTGTCTACAAGATAGGAAGCAATATCTGTAGTCCTTATCATGATTTATCTCCTCCAATTATTATGATTTCATTCTCTCAATGTGTTTATCCAGTTCCTCATCAGTTATGTCATCTGGAAACTCAAACACTGACTTGTCGTTAGCAAAATCTTGCTGAACAGGGTTTTTCTCATATTTCTTACGCAAGGCTACAATGTTTTCTTTATTAAAGGTCTTAGTGCTCATATTTATGCCTCCCCATCTGTTTTCATAAGAAAACGCTCATAAAGTTCTTCATTGCGTATTCCAGTATCATCTACAATTAATGTAGGTGGCAAATTACTATCCTGAGAATTGTCATACAGCGCAAACGAATCAGCCATCCCTGCTATATCCAAAAAATTATTTCCAAAAGCAGTATGAGTCTTATGGAATATAGCGTCATCAATCTTTCTGCTCCTTGATTTAGCACGAGCAATAGCCATATCTACTGGAATATCTGCTGCTATGATATGTACGTAATATCCATTATCTCTAGCTTTATTGATAATTTTCTGGTACTTAGAAGTGTCTCCCATGCAACCATCATATGCAAAGCACTTTTTAGCCTTAGTGAGCTCATCTATTACCTTATTGGTAATATCTGAAGATTCTCTGTGTAACCTACCAGCAGCAGTACGCTCATCTTGAGCCATAAACATTTCATGCTCTGGAAGCAACTCCTTAATGTCATCACAGTCTACTTTGAGTAGGTTTACTCCTAACTCATCAGACATAGGCTTCACTATAGAGTTGACTATTGTGGACTTGCCTACGCCGCTTCCACCGCCATACAAGAAAAGTATTGGTGGGGTATCTTCTGGAGCATCCTGTGCTTTAGATAGATAATCTTGTACTATGGGTTCATGGACTGCCTGTGTTCTTTCCTTAGTGTACTTGCCAGGAGCAATCCTGTACATATCACAAGTCTTGTTAGTTCCATTTGAAATAAAATAAGTGGATTTTAGGTAACTATCAAGAGTTTTATGTGATTTCTTTTCCTTTTCAGGAAGTTGATTGTACTCACGTTTTACCTCATCCAGTGATAATATATCACCAGTAGCTGTATTCATGTACATAAAGTCCTTATTCTGTAGCTTACTAGCTGTGTTCTTACCCTTATCAGGATTGAATCTAGGCTTGTTTTTACTGACCTGCTTTCCGTGTTCATTTAGATTCTTATACACAGTAGTAGTGTAATTACCATGTTTTCCATTAACAGACACTCTAACTGGAGTCAATCCTTCACGATGAAATGACTTTTTCAAGTAGTCTTCATGAAGAAGATTGACTAGAGCTGAGTCTGAGCCTTTATCTACAAAGTTGATTCCCATGGTTTTCCCTCATTTCGCTAATACTTCATTGATTTCCTTGACCATGTTAGAAAACAACTTATTGACTACTACATCAGCTTTTTCCTTAGTTTCCCTAAGAAAATTGTCTGTAAATTGCTTTCCTTCACGTTGTTCTCTAATGGCAGACACTGCCTTTTCTAGCTTTTCCTCTATATCTACTTGTGTATCTCTCTTATCAGAGGATTCAATTATAATCTTAGGCATATTCCACACACCTTTCAAACACATATAGTAAATAATATAAATAAAGGCGGCAGTATGTACTGCCGCCAAATCCGTGTTAACCTGCTTTTTTGATAGCCATTATGAGTCTCATCCTAAGAATCTGTTGATTGCTATACTTATCCTGTAGTTGCTGTACATCAATTCCCTTATTCTCTGCCATATCAACAATGTCGTCCAAAGTAAAATAAGAATAATCCTCAGACTGCTTCTTCTGCTCTACTTTATTGAGAAGTTTCTTAAATCCCATGCTACGCAGCATCTTCATTACAGCATTCACGTTAACCAAATTGTGATTCATGATGGATTCTCTAGTATAGGAGAATGTCTCACCGTGAGCCTCATATGTTCCGCAAGCTAAATGAGCAAGTTCGTGTGATGCCAAGTTCATCAAATATAAGGCTATAGACAGGTCATCGTCATTAGGAATCAAATATGGATTCATCATAATGTAGTGTCTAGTGCCACAAGAAGCTATGTTCTTTTCTAAGCACAATCCCATGTAATCTTTCCTAACGATGATACCAGGGTAGAAGGTTTTTCCATTCAACTCAGGAGAATGGCTAGCCATCAATCTCAGGATGCTGTCCCAAGCCAATATAAAGCTGACCTGAGTGCTGCTGTTTATCCTCTTAACATGAGTATCCTTATCCTGCCATACAATCCAAGAGTAATCCAACGGATTGTTCAAAGACTGAAGATTTTCGGTGCTCAAACCATTGACCACTTCATCTTTAGTCCTACCACATTCGTGTGCTACCTTCTCTACTACTTCATTTAGTTGCTGAATTTTCTCAGCTACAGAAGGAACAGTGTAACCTCCTTGTGGTATCATACCAGCTACTGCCTTAGATACGGTATTAGCAGCCTTCATCAAGTCCTTAGAAATCAACTGAGAAACAATTACTCTATTACGCTCAGCATTGCTGGTCTTGTTATCATAGAAGGTTTCCTTGTAGTTAGAGTGGTCTGAGATAGCAATTGGTGACTGACTAACCTTATCTGATATAGCTGAGAGAATACCCTGATACTGTGCTTTCAGTCCTTCTCTATTAGTGCTGAATGGATAGTCTACGTCACGTGGGTCTAACTTAGTGTCTATATCAAGCACTACATGAAAAGTAGCATTCCAGCTAAGGTATTGCTTGAATTGGGTCAGTCCTCTCAGTCTAACATACAGGTATCCAGAGAAATCATTCTTGGCGGTCTTATACACATTTACTCTGATTTTAGTGTTCTTTGGTATGATGTCTTTACCAATGTTAAATACAGCAGGTGCACGTCTAGTAGAAGAAGTCTGAACAAATCTCTTATAGGAGTCATAGTCCTTATGATTTACAGTAACCTTAATGTCTTCAGGAATCTGGCTGGTGAATACATAATCGTATACAGCGTATTTAAATCTATCGGAATCATCTTCTATGCTCTTACCCTTACCAACTTGTACGTTCTTCAAGGTAATGCGTGTGCCTTGTCTGTAATCCTGTTTCTGTATAGGATTAACACCAAGGTCTTCATTGGTAAACACATTATCCTGGGTTTCTACCTTAAATCCACTGCCGCATCCAAGGATAACTGATTTAGCTAATCCAAATCCGCCTACATTACTCTCATCACCCTTAGTAGTCCCACCAAGGGTTAGAAACTTGTCATGTAAGGTCTGAAGGTTCATCCCTACTCCATTATCCTCAATAATAAGGTTGCTGCCCTCCCAGCTGATATTGATGTATCCTTCACCCTGAGCGATGTCACCGTTCTTCTCAGCAGTCCTTATAGCGTCAATGCTATTCTGAAGGCACTCACGTACAGCCAATGCTCCAAGGTTTTTGCTGTTGTAAAGGTTCTGACATTGCAGTTTCCAGATGGTGTGTACGTCTGCTTTCAATTCAGCTATCTGATTTTTATAGTCTTTCATTGTTGTTACCCCCTTAGTGTGAGGAATCTCTGCTATATGGTTCCAAACATTCAGTATCAATCTGGTTATCATCAACTGGGTGGGTCAGCCCACATGTCTAAACCACCCAGCTGCCTTCCAGTATCAACCGTCTGAAGGTTCACCTCAGCAGGTTATTACGCCACTTCTTCAGCTACATAGCTGATATCAAACATTTCTGTCTCTTCCATCTTGTGATTCATGTAACGCTCAATCTTCTTAGCGGTGGTTTTGTTAAGGTTATCCATGAATACCTTAGTTGCTGTACAACCTGTGTTCATAGAGTCATCATAGATAACTACTCTCCAGTTATTTTTCATCTGAGTTATGCCTCCTTTACCTTATGAAGAATTACTCTGTAATGAAGTCTCTGGATGTTATATCCACCAGCCATAATGGTCTCTACGTTGACTGCTCCCAACTTTCCTTTTATGTATCCGTTCAATCCTTTAGGAGTTGCTGTGATGTTATCCCAAGTAACAATCTCTCCTGTTTCTCTCTTGATTCTATTATACAGGTCTAAAATCCAGTTTTCTGCAGCTTTCTCATTTTCTTCTCTGAAATCTTGTTCATTATGGCTTCTGAGGTAGTCCCATCTGCTCCTGCTATAACGCTGGATGAAGGTTTTGTACCCTAACTCTTTGTATTTCTTATAGTAGTGTTTCTGTTCTTCTAAGTCGAATTTAGTCCAGTTCTCTACAAGTATATCCTTCAATGTCTTAAAGGCTTCAGGTATCTCAAACTGATAATGTCTTTCTAGTTCCAGCTGCTTGTTGTACTTGTCCTCCCAGTTTTTAGCTATTTCTTGAGCCTTAATCAGATTTTTCTGTGAATTCTTCATGTCACTCAGCTTATCCTGATATTCACAAGCTAACCAGTATGCTTCGTGGTTTCCAGTACCTGAGTGGTCCATAGGATTATCAGACCAGTTATGTTTCTTCAGTTCCGTGAGCTTTTTGTCTGCCTGCTTCTTATGCCTCTCAATAGTACCCTCAATCTTGTGGACTCTTTCAATAGCTTTGTCTAGCTTTTCTTTCAATTCTGTACTCTTCATAGCAATCTCTCCTTTTCACTCAACTGCTTTGTGGTTTACATAAGGTGTTCCTAAAAACATTATATCTCTTTTCATCCCAAGAGTAAAGTAGAAAAAATAAAGTTCATATAAAATTTTTCAAGTAAAAACTGTACATTTTACAAAGGATAGTGAATCAGAACCCTGCATAATGTGTATCATCTATTCATAGAATTTTTTGAGGTTTACATATCAGTTTTCTGGCTTATGAAAAAGATTCAAGTATTCACATGTAAAAACAGCAAGTGCTGTTCTTTTTTACGTTAGTAAAAAAGAAGGTTAATTCTTTTTATTTTACAAGAAACTTAGTATTTTTATTAAATTAAGGTTATTTACTTTTTTACTCTTTTACGTTAAAAAAGGCAACCGAAAAAAATTTTCGGTCAAGTATTTCATGATGTGATTTTACCACATATCTACAGTTCCAGTAGATAAAAGTAGAGGGCACAGCTGTATGTAAAGCTATGCCTTCAATTTTTGACTTATGTAAAGTTTTCAAGGATTCACATGTCGCAATGTTACGTTACTCCTGTTCTGGTTCTTGGAAATAACCATGCTCTGCGTCATCCTGCTCTTTCTCTTCCTGTGTCATAGGTTTTGTAGGTTGTTTTAGAGAATCTTTCATCATTTGAGTCATTTGCTCAGGTGTAAGGTTGTCTAAGTTCATGTTATTTCACCTTCTTCTTGGATTGATTTGACTTCCAGTCACTCATGCCGTCTGGGCTATGAGCTATGAATACTTCTGGGTCTATGTAGCTATTCAAAGCCATTGTACGCTGATTACCTAGTACAGAGCAGACTTTGTCACCTACTTGGTTACGCAGTTTAGTCATTTCCTTTGCGTTATTCGCTACAGGAAGGTCTTTGAGCATCTGCTTAGCCATATGAGTGGCTAACATAGTACGTAAATCTTTTGGGTGAAGTCCAAGAGGTTTCAGTGCTTTTCTAAGCTGGTCATCCGTGGTATTGAACAGGTCACCATTGTCTCCTGCCTTCTTTTTACGCTGTACTAGCATAGTCTTCAGGTAGGAATCAGTAACCTTGTGACGCTGTGCTACACCCTTCTTTCCTGTGAAATCTAGGTATACATTGTCACCTTCCACAACCACGTTCTCACCCTTCAGTGTTGTAGCCCCACGTGCTTCCTTCACTGACTTGGTGTCTGCTGTGCTGCCAGGTCTAGTACCCATATGGAATATAAGATTAAGGCAGTCAGACACCTCTGGGTTGGATTCTTTCAACTCCTTAATTGAATTAAGGATATTGTCACGGTTTTTCATCAAGTTTCTGACTCTGCTAAACTTCTCGTTGGACTTGCTAGCTACAAAGTCCTTATGGTACAAGTATACAGTTCTGTTCTGTCCATCCTTACCTATAGCTAACAGATTAGCATTTGGGTCTGGACTGTACATAACCTTCCTCCAGTTAGGAGGTACTGCATGCTCTCCAGTAAAGTAATCAGGCAGCTTTTCTCCTTCCTGAAGAGGTTTCAGGTGAGCAGTCTTTTCCGTTATGTTGTGGTCAGTAGCCTCAACTTGCGGTCTAGGTTGCTTTTTAGGAGGTTTAACAGCAGTCTGTTCCTCTCCTTCTCTTACCCACTGCTTCCTAGTAGCTATCTTTCCTGTACTGGTCTTGTACTGTACCTCTTTCTGTACAAGACCAGTTCTATCTAGTGCCTTTTCCATGGTTTCCATTGGTATAGACTTAGACAGGAAATTGATAGTATTGATGTCTGATTGGTTGTTTATAAAATGCATTACCTATCAGTCCTTTACATGATGATATCACCAAGATTATCTACTGGTTCGTCCTTCCAGTCATCCCAGGACTTGTACTCTGGATTCTTAGTGATATCACTGGACACCCAAGCAATATCCTTGGGATTGGATGGTGAAAACTCAGCATACTTGTCAGCTTTCTCATCGAAAACAACAAACTTAGCTGCGTTTCCGTACTTGTTATTCCAACGCTTTATCTTAAACATTTCTCTTACCTCCAATTATATGATTGAGTCTGGTGTACTTCTGTATGATAATATCTGGTTATTCAGCAAATTTGTACGCAAGTTCGTTATCCAAACCTGAGTTAACAAAGCCAACTAGCATAGAAGGTACACCAGCCTGACCTGCTCTGGCTGCCAACTTGTAGTTGAGTTCCTTCTCCCAGTAACGCAGGCACTCATCCAGCCTAGACTGTATATCTGTACGGCTGGTAGAATCTCTCATTGCTTTGAGTGCTGTAAGGTACAATCTGAGCTTTTCCTGTGCTTTGGTTACAATTGTTCCATAGCTGTAAGCCTTATCACTCTCTGGAGTGTACTCAGGCAACCACTTACCTACCTCAGAGGGATTGAATACTTCAGCACCGACCTCTATGGACAGTTCCATAAGTTCATCACTTTCCCAGCCTAACCTGTCATAGTAATTACCAGTAAGCTGATGTGATTTATCAAAGTCTTCATCCTTAGCATACAGATGCATGTACCAAAAATCGTTTCCTATAAGAACAGCCAAGGCTGCTGCTCTGGTGAATGGATGCAGTTCCATTATTACTCACTCCTTCTCTTTATTTAGATGCCTTAGTCAAAGCCATGCAGCACCTCATCCAGTTGATGCCTTCGTGGCCATTTTCCTTCCAGCTGATGCCTGACTTCTTAGCCAGCTCAATAATATCATTTCTGGATTTACCAGAAGCAAGCATGCTTTGAATGTCTGCTTTGGTCTTAGGAACACTTACATTAGATGAAGAATCCTGTTTAACTTTTGAAGTAGCAGCTGCTTTCTTGGTAGGCTTATTACCTGCCTTTGTGTCACTCTGTTTCTTTTCTTCCTTATCCCAAGCAACACGGTACTGAGTCTGATTGAATGCATCTTCAGCACTACTAATCTCAATATTAGTAGCACCATTATCATGCAATTGCTTAGCAAACTCAATTGCCTTCTTCTCAGAGAAATAGGAGGAACTATGTGCTTTAGGTACTCCAACATTAGTCTTGTTCACGTAGTCTGGATATGGGCTGCCGCTATCCTGTTGCTTGCCATTACCATTATCAGTTGCTGTTTTTTCCTTCTTTTCTTTGGTAATTTTACGCAGTTCTACACCACCATCTGAGTATACATTAGCTTTAGCAGTGTAAGTATTCTTATCTTTATCATACATAATAACTTCTTCGTCATCACGTATCTTTCTGCCATATGCACCGTCCAAAACAAGACCATGTTCCCTCAGATTATCCTTCAGGTCACTCATGTGCTTACCCTTAATAACCTGTGGAATAGCCTTCTGCTTATCAGCATCTGGAGCACCCTTAGAGGATTTTCCTTCATTCTTCTTTACATCACTAGCTTTCTTCCACTGCTTACGAGTGTACGTACCATGCTTACCATTTACCTGTACATCAACCAGTACAAGACCATCTTTCTTTAGTGCCTTAGCAAGTTCTTCTTGTTCCAGAGGCATAGATTCATAGGACTTATTCAGCACCTCTAAGTCTGTACCCTTGTTTACAAACTGTGTTATCATAATTATTACCCTCCTATTATGAATGAATTTGGATACATGTCTCTGTAATAATATATGCTTAGTATGGTATTGCTTACCTACCTCCTTAAATTAACAAAAGTACATATCAGTTTATGTGTAAACTTACTCTGTTTTCCAAAAGAAAAGGACTGAGGCTCATTGCTCAGTCCTTAGTTTATCATAGTTCTGCCTCCAGAATTGCTCTGAGGTCTAACTCTTCACCAACACCACCGTCCACAGCTGCATTAATAGTCTGAGACTTGTAAACAATAGTGTCAATCAACTTTTCATCCATTTCACAGCCAGCTGCCATAATGTAGTAAATCATAGCAGTTTCCTTCTGACCACCACGCCAGATGCGTCCTTCTGCTTGTTCTAACTCTCCCGTTGTCCAGGGTATATCGTTTACAATCATTGTGCTAGCAGCAGTCAAAGTTACACCAGTACCACCAGCTACAATATTGATTACAATAGCCTGAGCCGTACCATGTTGGAATTCATCGATGGCTGCATTTTTAGCCTTATCGCTCATAC